GACACTAGAGTGGCGTCGCCGTGTGGAATTGTATTACAGCCTAAACTAAATACTACATTAGGGGTAATAGACCATGGCAGTTACACAAATATCAAAAATACAAATTCGTCGGGGCCTAGCACAAGACATCGGTCAGCTGGCCAGCGGTGAATTGGCGTGGGCAATTGATACACAAAAATTATATATTGGTAATGGAACACTAGCTGAAGGTGCACCAATTCCTGGCAACACCGAAATCCTCACTGTGGGGCAAAACAGTTCAGATCTTGGTACTGTGTTGGGTGCGTACACCTATTATGGACAAGAGGGCGGTTATCGAGTGATTACTGGTCCTGACGGTGGACAGATCACACGCGACTATCAAAACAAATTTGACGATTTTGTTAATCTTAGAGACTATGGTGCAGTTGGCGACGGACTAACTGATGATACAGCGGCCATACAACGCTGTATAGATCAAACATACAATCGACTGCAAGTGAGCGTAGCACCTAGAACTCGTCGTGCCATTAGATGCAGTGCTGGTGTGTACAAGTTGTCAGCTGAATTACACATTCCACCTTATGCCTTGCTGATTGCTGAAGGCGATGTTACCTTTTTGCAAACTGGAACAGATGCCACTTGCGTGGCTCGACTGACCACCACCATCGGTGAAGACCCAGCTGGTGTGGTCACTGGCAGCTATCCCAACTTGGTCACCGTGCACGGCGTCACATTGTCTGCCGAGACCGACATTGATCTCTTGATCATTGATGCTGCCACTGAATGTGTGTTTGAGAACATGGGCTTTACAGGACCCAACTTGACCAATAACATTACTGGAGTAACCCTTGGCGGCACCGGTGTGCATATCAAATCCACCAATGCAGCCACCAACAAAATTACCTTTAGAAATTGCAGATTCAGCGGCACCACCTATGCTGCATACCTTGAGGCCAATGTTGGTACCAGTGAGGTATTGTTTGACAACTGCAGGTTTACCAGTTTGTATCAAGCATTAGAGTTGGTACCAGGGTCAAGCAATCCACGCGGCATACGTATCACCAACAGTAGAGTCGAAGATGTTTACTCTAGCGCCATTTACGGTGGCCCTGGTGTGACTGGCATTGTGAGTGCATTTAATACCTACATCAATGTAGGCAACCAAAGCGGCACTGATGCTGCTCCAGTGGTACCAGTTATCTTGTTTCAAGCCGACAACAACTATTCTATCGGTGATGTATTTTCTAGAACTATATCAGTGGCCTCTGATACTGTTTCGCCAGTGCCGCGAGTGGAATCTTCAGGCTATGCCATCATCAGTACTGCACTAGATGAAGGCTTTAGACTGGGTGCTGCTCATCAATACGCTGGACATAGTTATACTGCCGCCGATGGACAAATTACAGTTTTTCCATATGTGTCAGCCAAGGCCGGCATAATTAACTATACTGTAACACGAAACAATCTGGCTCGAGTTGGCATAATTAAATTTGCATGCGACACCAGTGGCAACATCAGCTACGAGGACGACTATGCTGACACTGCCGACATTGGAGTCACATTGGGATTTTCTAAACAGTCGGGTCATGCGTTTTTTAACTTGCAGGCTGCCCTGACTGCCGCTGGTCATGCTGCCAGTGTTACATTCGATATTAAAACTTTACACTAATTATTTTTCAAACAATGTGGACTCTTAAACCTGAGGAACGGTTGCGGGAATGGAAATCATTTCGCAACCAAATCAGAGTCATGTCAATCGAAGATGCCTGTCAAGCGACTACTCATCTTTGGAGCTATGCTCCCTACATGGCACACTACCTAGACCCCGATCGTGACTCCAGTGTGATAGCCTGGCCAGATCCCTGGCTATTATTACACGAAAATTACTACTGCGATCTTGCTAAAAGCCTAGGAATGCTGTATACTTTATACCTAAGCGACCATAAACCCGCAGATCTAGCTCTGTCTATATACCGTAATAACCAAACACGGGAGACACATAATTTAGTTGAGATGTCTCAGGGAAAATATATACTTAATTTCGAGTTTGACACGGTAGTAAATATTACACAATTGCCAAAAGACCTAGACTTGCTGTATAGGTACACACCAGACGACTTGGGGCTAAATCTCTATTAAAAATAATAAGGAAACATCAATAATGCATATCACAGTTACTAAAAGAGATGGGCAAAGGGAAGAATTAAATCTAGAAAAAATACATAAAGTAGTGTTTTGGGCCACAGAGGGCATAACCGGGGTCAGTCCCAGTGAAGTAGAAATCAAGAGCCACATCCAGTTTTATAGTAACATCAAGACTTCCACCATTCAAGAAACCCTGATCAAGAGTGCAGCCGACTTGATCACAGAAGAAACACCCAACTACCAGTACGTGGCTGGTAGACTCATCAACTACCATTTGCGTAAACAGGTCTACGGCGACTACAAGCCATGGCCCCTGTATCGATTGGTCAAATTCAATGAGGAGTTGGGATTTTACGATCCCGGGCTAGTCGCCGCCTATAGTGAAGAAGAGTGGAACACCTTGGATACCTATCTCAATCACGAACGAGATTTAAACTTTACCTATGTGGCCATGGAGCAGTGGCGCGGCAAGTACTTGGTACAAAATCGTGTGACCAAAGAAATTTTTGAAACGCCACAAATGGCCTACATGTTGATTGCGGCCACCCTGTTCCAGTCATATCCGCCAGAAACTAGACTCAAGTGGGTGCGTGACTATTATGAAGCAGTCAGTCAGCACGACATCAGTTTGCCCACTCCGGTCATGGCCGGTGTGCGTACTCCGCAAAAACAATTCAGCAGTTGTGTCTTGATCGAGACCGACGACAGCTTGGACAGTATCAATGCCACAGCCAGCAGCATTGTCAAGTATGTGAGCCAAAAAGCCGGCATTGGTGTAGGCGCTGGTCGCATTCGTGCACTAGGCAGTCCCATACGCAAAGGTGATGCTTACCACACTGGTGTAATTCCGTTCTTTAAATATTTCCAGACCGCGGTCAAGAGCTGCAGTCAAGGTGGTGTGCGTGGCGGAGCAGCCACCCTATACTATCCCATATGGCATCTTGAAGTTGAAGAACTAATGGTGCTGAAGAACAACAAGGGCACCGAAGAAAATCGTGTGCGTCACATGGACTACGGTATCCAATTCAACAAGCTCATGTACGAACGTTTGATCACTGGTGGTGACATCACTTGCTTCAGCCCACATGATGTGCCTGAAATGTATGATGCATTTTTCAATGACCAAGACAAGTTCAAAGAACTCTACGAACGTGCTGAACGCAACACCAAGCTGAGAAAGAAAACATTCAAGGCCGGAGACTTGTTCAGTCGCTTCATGCAAGAGCGCAAGGACACAGGACGTATCTATTTGATGAATGTGGACCATGCCAACACACACAGTCCGTTCAATGAAGCAGTTGCACCCATCAAGATGTCAAACCTTTGCACAGAAATTGATTTGCCCACTGTGCCACTTCGGGATGTCAACGACCCTAATGGACGTATTGCCTTGTGCACCTTGAGTGCAATCAACTGGGGCAATGTCAAACGTCCACAAGACTTTGAACGCATGTGTACCTTGGCTGTGCGTGGACTAGATGCACTGCTGAGTTATCAAAATTATCCCATCTTGGCCGCTGAATTGGCCACTCAGGAATTCCGTCCCTTGGGCATTGGCATCATTAATTTTGCCTACTTCTTGGCCAAGAACGATGTGGGCTATAGCGATCCTGATGCACTACCGTTGGTGGATGAGTATGCCGAAGCCTGGAGCTACTACTTGATCAAGGCATCAGCTGATCTCGCTGCCGAGCAAGGGCCGTGCACACGCTGGACCGACCTCAAGTATGCTGATGGTCGTTTGCCTATTGACACTCGCAAGAAAGAAATTGACGAACTTGTGCCACATCAAGAGCGCATGCCATGGCGTGCCCTGCGTGAACAAATTCTTGACACTGGTATTCGTAATGCCACCTTGATGGCCTTGATGCCGGCTGAAACCAGTGCACAAATTTCAAATGCCACAAATGGTATCGAGCCACCACGCAGTTTCATCAGTGTCAAGCAGAGCAAAGATGGCGTGCTTAAACAAGTGGTGCCTGAGTATCGTAAACTGAAAAACAAATACGAGCTGTTGTGGGACCAACGCAGTCCCGAAGGCTACATGAATATCTGTGCGGTGTTGCAGAAATACATCGACCAAGGTATCAGTGTAAACACCAGCTACAATCCGCAGTACTATGAAGATGAAAAAATCCCCATGAGCGAAATGCTCAAGCACCTGGTACAATTTTACAAGTACGGTGGCAAGCAATTGTATTATTTTAACACCTACGATGGTCAAGGCGAAGTCGATGTTGACAAGCTGGTAAACAAATTTCAAGCCCCATTAGAGACAGCAGCGATAGATCAAGAAGACTGTGATTCTTGCGTAATTTAAGGAAATAGAATGAGTGTATTTAATATTAACAACAAAACAAAACACACAGAAGCTCTTGCATTTTTAGACCCCGCAGGAGCTGTAACAGTACAAAGATTTGAAACGCTCAAGTATAGACAATTTGACAAACTCACAGACAAGCAGTTGGGATTCTTTTGGAGACCCGAAGAAGTTGATGTCAATCGTGACGCTAAAGATTTTAAAGAATTAACTGTTCACGAACAGCATATTTTTACCAGCAACCTTAAACGACAGATCCTGTTGGACAGCGTTCAAGGGCGCAGTCCCAACTTGGCTCTGCTGCCGTTCATTTCCATACCCGAGCTAGAAACTTGGGTACAGACCTGGGCCTTTAGCGAGACCATTCACAGTCGTAGTTACACACATATCATACGCAACATCTACAGCAACCCCAGCGAAATCTTTGATGGACTGCTAGAGATTGAGGCCATTGTAAACTGTGCCCGAGACATCAGCCGCTATTATGATGATGTGATCACCTATGGTGGCTACTACAATTTGTTGGGCTTGGGCTCACACACTGTGAACGGTGCCACCATTGATATTGATCGTTACGAGCTCAAAAAGAAACTGTGGCTCTGTATCAACAGCGCCAATGCACTGGAAGGCATTCGTTTCTATGTCAGCTTTGCTTGCTCGTGGGCCTTTGCTGAACTAAAGAAAATGGAAGGCAATGCCAAGATCATCAAACTCATCTGCCGAGACGAAAACATACACTTGGGCAGTACGCAGACCATGATCAAATTACTGCCTCAAGACGACCCAGATTTTGCCAAAATCAAAGAGGAAACAGCAGATTTATGCACAAAAATGTTCCTGGAGGCCGCCGAACAAGAAAAGGCTTGGGCAGAGTACTTATTCAAAGATGGCAGCATGATAGGTTTAAATAAACAACTACTTTGCGACTATGTTGATTGGTTGACCTGCAAGCGTATGACTGCAATTGGATTAAGTTGCGGTATCAAACCTGGTAGCAATCCGTTGCCCTGGACCGCCAAGTGGATCGCTGGATCCGAAGTGCAAGTGGCACCACAAGAAGTAGAATTGAGTTCGTACATTGTGGGCGGCACCAAGCAAGATGTGGACAGCAATACTTTTAAAGGTTTTAGTTTATAATGTTGACAGTTTATAGTAAAAATAATTGCCCGTTTTGCGTCAAGGCAAAATATCTATTAGAGCAAAAAGGCATTGCCTTTGAAGAAATCAAAATTGACGAGAATCCTGAGGCACGCGAGTTCGTGATGTCTGCTGGACATAGAACAGTTCCGCAAATTTATCAAAACGGCACTTTGTTTGTAGAAGGTGGCTACACTGGCTTGGCCAAGCTATCAGATCAAGAGTTAGCAAATTTAATCAAGGAATAACATGTTAGTTTCAAATTCAAGAATCGCCGTTGGCGAAGTATGGGCATTCAAGTTGGTCAATGGCGACGAAGTTGTTGCTAGAGTTGCTGAAATCACACCCGACGAGTATCTGCTAGATCGTCCGTGCGTGGTGGTTGGTGGAGCCAAAGGCATTGGCTTGATCCAGGCCATGTTCAGTCTAGCACTGGACAAAAAGGTGCCAATCAAGTCCGAGCATGTCATGATGATGTGTGAGGCCATGGACCAAATGCGCGATCACTACCTTGAGACCACTACTGGAATCAAACCAGTTTCTAAACCTTCTATCATAGTATGAGCGGACCAGTCACCTATTCAGTTACCCCGTTTGCGTCCACAGTGCATGTGGGCGATGACAACAACGGAATTGCCAACGAAGACAATGGCTTAACCATTGTGACTTCGGCCAGTTCCAATATAGCCGCGGGCATGAATACGGTCACTGTACAAGCTAGACAATATGCCAACGACGATGCCGACGATGGCACTCCTGAAGGTGCTGCTGCTGCCCAGGCCTATCAAAAACAACAGATAGCCAATGGCACTTATGATCAGTCGTCCATTGACAAAGGCAATGCTGCGGCTGCAAGTCCCGCCAAGACCGATGATACTCCGCTCAATGGTAAAACTGGCACACCAGCTGACTGTACTGCCATACACCAACATTTTGACTTGACCACTCAATTGTCAACTCATTACACCTTGGGTGCTTTTATTCAGCAAGCACCGGCTATACCCAAGTATAGATACAGCGCAGTGCCGGCCCAAATGGGACTGCAGCCAGATCAAATAGTATGTAACTTGGCAGCCTTGGCCTTGAACGTATGGGAACCCATCAAGGCACGTTATCCCAATGCTGTCATGACCTGTAACCTGCGTACTGGTGCCGACATTGGTGCTGGCCCACACGGCACCGGTCAAGCCTGCGACATGCAATTCAATCAATCCAGTGGCGGCAGCATTCCACCTGCTGACTACTACGACATTGCACTATGGATCAAAGACAACATTGCCTTTGATCAGCTGATTCTGGAATACCACACAGCCCGCGGACCCTTGGTGGCCTGGATACATGCCAGCGTGTATGTAGGCACTGGCAAACAAGTGGCTCCACAGAATCGAGTCTTGACCATGATGAATGGTCAACTCAAATTTACCAAACTAGCACAATTGGCCACTTGATATGTCAAATCTAACACCACTACT